ATACGAACTGCTGCTCTAGTCAGAGCAAACAAGTCCTGTGTCTTTTCATCGAAGACTTGGTTATCGTCAAGACCAATAAGGTTTGCGGTTTCTAAAAAAGTAGGAGCAATAAACTGATAACGACCAACAGCATGAAGAGATCCCTCGGCATGTGCCTGTTTGATCTCGCCAATAGTCATAGACGTAATCGGTTTATCTAGATCAGTAGTGCTGTCACCGCTGCCGATAGCAACATGACCCCCGCTAGCACCACCACGATTGAATGCGTTGTATTCGCCGTAACTACGGGATTCAACAGAAGCAATCGAATCCAAGAACCAACGTGCGTTTTCTTGAGTAGCAGCAGCTCTCAGCTCACGTGAATCGGTTTTATGGAATTGGACCAGACGTCGGGTGTTACGAGGATATTGCTCGATGTCTGAGTATGTTTTGGGCGCATTGAATCCCTCGTATCCGTAAGCCCGGAGTTGAGTGTCAATAAGCTTATAGACGTCAACACCGTGATCGTCAGCAAGGGTACGCCAGAAATCCGGGATACCACGTTTACCTTTTAATGCGTCGTTTAGTTGTCGTACTTGATCGTCAACACCTTCGATCTTTGAATCGAAGTCAAGCTTGCCATCAGCAGCACGCTGGGCAAGATCTTTGTACATCGTGATGTTTGCAGTCTGACGCTTGAACTCAGGACGTTGGAAAAACTTACCGTCGCCATCTTTGAACTGCTCAGGAATCATTTTGACAACTTCTGAGGCAGCCAGTTCAGCCGCTTCGTTTACGCCTACACCTTTGTCACGATATTGTTTGTATCTTGCACGGTATTCAGCAAGAGCATTTTGAGTTGCATAGATATTTTGAAGACTGTCGTATTCAAACGTATTAGTTGTATCTTTGACGGCAGCTTCAATTTCCGCAGTATGCTCTTCTAAAATACTCTCAGGAGGAGTAACTTTATCATTAGAAGTTACCTTCTCCATCATGTCTTCCCTGACTGCTGAATCGCTAATGCGGGTTACAAAGTCAAGAGGCACAGGCAATCCAGCATTAAGACGTTGCTCAATGTCGCTAACAATTAGCGAGTCGTCATAGTCTTCGTTGGAAACCCAAGAACCAATAGTTGCTTGATACTCCGGATTGTTAAAACGATACTTAGCCTTAATAGCCTGAAGAGCTTCTTCAGATCTATCGCTAGCGTTCCATTCGTTACGGGCGTTTATGTAAGCAAGACGGTCCTCATTCTTGAAGAAATCAATATCTCTGTTAAGCTTTGCTCCCAAAGCAGATCGTGCAGCTTCTTCAAGCAAAGCAAGGTCCTTAGACCTAAACTCACCCAACGTCATGACACTGCCATCACGACGAGTAACGCTTGCATCTAAAGAATTAAGGAATGCACTGGGATCAATAGAACCATCAGTCAGTCCAGTTCGTATAATTTCAGTAGCGGCAGCAAAAGTTACTTTAGTGTCACCACCAAACTGACCCTTGTGGTTATCTACCCAGGCAAGAATGTTATTGGCAGTTTCAGTAGGATCAGAAGATGCAAAGGTTGAAAGCAAATCTTGTTTACGTGCCAGCTCCCTGTTCTTTTGAAAGATCTTGGCTTGTCGGTTTGCATAAGCAAGCTGTTCCGCCTGTTCAAACTTCCGCATAGACGGGAACAAGTGCTCATGCAACAGCAGCGGATTCATCTCCGCGTACTGCATCATGTAGTCTTCACGAATCTGTTGCTCGATTGCAGCACGTTGACGCGGATCAGAGGTCTCATTCAGACCTAGCTGTTGTGACCGCTGTGTGTAGTAAGTGCCGTAACTAGCACCGGCTTGATTCAGCATTGCCTTAGCAAAGCCGTATGCTTTCCAGCCAGACAGGTCGCGAAGACGTTCTGCTACGAACACATCACCACCACCTTGCTCGAAGTCGCCAGCCGCTTTGTCAGCAGCAGAGCGGGCTTCACCTAGGGCTTGCTCGTCAGCACGGAACTGAGCTTGCTCTTCTTCAGTAGCACCGTTAAACCAGTACTCACGCATGCCTTCGAGCATTTGCTTTTCGTTCTCTTTCTTTTGTCGTTCGACAAGAATCGAAGACAGTGAGTTAGAAAACTGAGCTAAACCCTCTGCAGCTTGTTCGGTTTCACGAGCCGCCTGTAGGTCACGTTGACGTTGAGCTTCTGAATTACGTTCTAAATCTTGTACAAGTTGTTGATTAACTTGCTGTTGTTGTTGAGAACCGAGGTCAACCTGGCTCGCTTGGAACTGACCACCTCGGTTAAATGATTGGAATGAAGTGGTCATGGATTAAAGAAACTACCGTAAGTATTAGGGTTAGTAAAGGCAGAGCTATAGTTGAAACCAGACGTTGACGGTGTGATGCTGGAAAACCCTCCAGGAGCATTTAGGGGGTTGTAGTTAATATCTTGGTTAAAAAAGTTCATGCCGCTTGTCTGAGGCTTGACACCAAAGCCACCCATGTTGCCAACCTCCGGTGCTTTTAACTCGTTGTAAGCGCCGATACCTGATGCTGCTGCCGATGCAATACCACCAAGGAATGCCATGTTGGCTGCAGTCATATCAGTGTTAGGTTTGACAGGAGCAAAGCCTGGTTGGGGTTTGAACTGCACCTTCGAGTAAGCATTACGATTAGTAGCTCGGAGTCTTTCTCTAATGTTTTCGACGTTGCTTTGATAGCTTTCACGTGCACGTATCAGGTTTGATGCCATCAACGCTTGGTTCCTACCAAACTTAGCGAGGTTCCTACTCTCAAGTCGTTCTGATGTTTTACCAGAACCAAAGTCTTTTTGACCCTGAGCTAGTTTGTCAAAGGCGTCCTGCAACTGCACAGAAGCTTGATCAAATATATCGTTGAGTCTGCTTTGCTCGTCGGCATAAGCACGGCTTGCAGAAAGCAGATTCTCTGTAAGTGTTGTTTCGTATTCAGCAACACGTGTGCCATACAGAGCACGCTGACCATCCCACTTGACTCGTCGTATTGCTAATTTTCTTTTGTAATCGTTGACTTCAGCAGTCTTTTGGTCAGCAGCGGATTTCAGCCCTCCGAAGGCTGATGCCGCTCCGCCCACTGCTGTCGTCACTCCAAGTGTTACTGGATCGCACACGGCAAAATTCTATAAAGGTTAAATTGTTTGGACCATAAGTAAGCTCACGCAAGAACTTAAATCCAAGAAATCGAAGGAGCTTTAGATGGGCAGTGTTGCGCTTATCAACAATGTTCCACAGCAACTTCTCTTGTCTGCTGTCGATAAATCTTTTGCACTTACGTGCGAACGACATCGGGTGTTTGTGGATCTCAGGAGTGCATAACATCCAGATCCCGTTCTCGGGACCTATACCAAAAGCTGCACCCCACTTGTTATCGGGTGTCAACCAAGCTCCTGAGTAGCCCCTAGAAGCGCCTGCAAGGAGGGCAAAGGCCGGGTTATGACCATGGCCTTCAGTTACCTCCCTATAGTCATCAGGGCGTAAATTAGAGGCCACATGTAATGCGACCTCTTTAGTAAGTGGATGAATGTATTTAGACATTCTTGTAGTACTTAGGTGAATAGTCACCCTCCCAGGTCAAAGAAATAAGCGTTGCTGGTAGAGGCGAAGTAGACTTAATTGATAAGTTAAAGTTATTGTTCTTTTCATATACAGGAATCACGCCCTGGTATTCATCTTCGACGATAACGTCATCAGCTAGATAACGATCATATGTAGAAGAAGTAAAGTCAGACGTAAAGTCAGCCTTACCTGTACGTGCAACAACAGCTTGATACTGACCTAAACGACCAAAGGAAGGTTTGACCCTGTGAACCACAAGGCTTCCACGTTCTTCGTTGATAGTTCTCTCACCAGATACTTTCTGAACAAAGAACTTAGGTAGCTTGACCTCCATCGAATAGTTGTATCCGAAGGTGGTAGTGCCTGACCAGTTACCAGCAATAGTGACTGTCGTTCCAGACGACGGTACATCTAGCGTCTGATACATCACACCACTTGTACCGGGTTGGATAGCTACGAGATCGACAGAGCGATCTACGTTGGCAAGCCAGCTCAGGTTGAATGTGGTCTGACGTGTAGTGCTGTTGTACGAACCAGTAGCACTGCTGTGGTTGTCTAAGTGAATCAGATATTCGTTACCGTGTTCTTGGACCGTTGACTCATCATCACGAATTAGATCAATCCTTTGCAGGAAGTTCTGGTTATCTACAAGGATATACGAGTCGTTGACCACGCAGTGATAACGAAGAGGTCTGGGAAACGTCCAACGAAACCAAGAGGACTGAATCTGTTTATCAGCCACATTGAAATACTTGTAACCAAAAACTTCATTGCTATTCGTTTTCCCAAAGAAGATGGCGGTGTTCTCTCTTGAGTTAGCTAGCAGGTCAATATCTTTACTTAGTTTGCGTGAAACAACTTTGCTCAGTTCGTTGACGTTAGGCTCACCCTCACGTGCAACGTTAGACATTACAAAGAAACGCGAGTGAGCACCTGCGTTGTCGACGAATCCAGCAACAGTTCCAAGAGAGAATGGAGGGACTGCTGTGTTGTAGTTGTAAGTAGCAATGCTGCTAAGACGGGCTGAGTCAGGGTTCAGGATGTCACTGTCAGTTGCAAGCAAGAACTGCTGTTTCTCTCCGAACACAAGTAGACCTGTGTTGATCTCAATAGCATCAAACAGAATGCCCGGATATTTAGAGCTACTGCTGATGTCGATTGGATCAGTACCAGAGACTGTCAGTGCCGTGTTGACGAAGAAGTTACCTAGGTCACCTGGGCGAGAAAGGATAATGTTTTCGTCACTAAGGAACGCAAGTCGGTTACGGAAGAAGACTACTTTGTTGATAGTCTTACCGATGAAGCTAGGAATAGGGTTGGTATTATCGTCACCAACGATACGGTCATTGTAGGTAAATTTTTTTACCTGAAAATTACCGTTTGATTGACGTTGGACAATAACGGGCATAGTGCCATTGTTGATCTCTTTCTGGATACCCGGCTCAGCACATTCGACCCAAGAACCAGGACCGCTTCCGCCACCGTTACCTTCAAATCTGAGGTAGTAATCATCTTCAGCAGCAGAGCTGTTAGAGACCTTGACGATATATCCATGCTTACACTGAAAGGGAAGACCTGTAACGTCATTCACTTCATCAGTGATAACAGTCATGAGATCAGTATTTTGTGCTTCAACAGTAAAGTTAGTGCTATTACTATAGAGATAAATACCGTTACCAATAACCTCAAAGTTAATGCCAGTGCCTGATAACTCAGTAGTAATGCCACCAAGAATAGAGTCAACACTTACATTCGTCTGAGCGTCAAACGGTGTAGGTGCTGGACGGACAGCTTTGATCGATGCACGTACATTTACGACTTCATTTTTTTCAACAGACACTGTATAGCTTCTACCTGCCATACTTACGTTTCTAGTTGATTGGCTATTCCAGCCTTCACCTCCGTGGAGTAGATCGACAGTTGTACTGTAACTACAGGTAAAATCACCGTCTTCTGGACTGTCATCATTTGAGCCAGGCACAGGACCCTGTTGTCCAGTAGTAGTCAGACGAAAGACAAGGTTATATTCATTGCCACCTGGATTAGATTCGTCAAAAACCTGTGTACCAATATGTGGGCAATGACCTTTACCTCCAGTAAATGTCGTATAGCCTTCGGTCGTATCAGCAGCTACCGATAGAAGCGTTGCAGTGGTAATGGATGTTGTAGAGTTTGAAGTGGGGTTATGGATATTTAATCCATACTGCCTACCATTTTGGACGCGCTTTAGTTCTACAAAAGCAGAGTAGGTATGCGGACGTTCATCTGTCTTTGATACGTTTAACGGCTGCATAGCCGTCACCTGATTCCGATTACACACAAAAGTGCTGTCGTTAATAGTCGTGAACTGCAGCTGCTCACCACCGCTATGAGACAGGTATGACTCAGTACCGCTGTCGTGGTTGACAGTGATCTCAGCTCCTGTTTCGGCGTCCCACATGGTGACGTGACCATTCGTAGCCACCTGACCGATGTAGCTGCCCTCTGTCTCATCCCTGTAGTAGTGAAACCACACGCCATTAGACGTGGCATTAGCAAGAGGAGCAGTGCCAACACGTCGTGCACCTGGGCGTTTGTATAGACCACGGTTCAGATCAGGGATGCAGTTCAAAGCATCGCTGACTTGGCCTTGTCCCTTCTGGCTGTCAGGTACTTCAGAGATACCTCCAAAGAAATTAGGAATTGTTTGAGTAATACTTGCCATCAGCGACGTAGTCCACGGAACGGTTCATATGAGCGGTAGCTCTGGTCGTGCCCCATACCAAGGAAACTGTGATCACCTTGGTCACATTCGTACTCCATGCAAATTGCACGGGTGTAAGCCTCTTGCTGTGTCAGTAGCTGCACAAGAGTTGGGTTAGATACAAGTTGTGTGGCTGCACGTACTGATGCTTTCTGAACGATGTACCGCTTGAACACTTGAGGCAAATCCTCAAAGTCGAAAAGCCATACGACGTTCATATCAATAGGTTTATCAAATTTGTATGTATGGTCTACTTTGTTGTACAAAGCTCCCTGACGTTTGACGACATCAGTTGTCCTGTAAACTTCTTCTTCACATACATCCATGCGAAGTACGTTATTCGGAATTGGGATCATCCCGGCAACATCGGGTGTAAATTTGTAATGTTCTTCTCGATTAAATACCCAGCCTTCGCTTTGTACTTCGACGTTTGATTCTTTTAGAAGGTTGTAGATGAACTCAATTTCAGGATTAGTAAAAACAAGAGAGGTCACCGGAGCCTGACCGATGCTCCCCAAGATTGAATTTACAGCGGATAGTTCGGTATCGAGATCAATAGTTGTAGGAGCAGTCATATAGTTAAAAAAAAGGGACCCCGAAGGATCCCTTGTAATTGAATAAATATCAGAAGGCAGAAGGTGCAGAAGCGCCCACGTACAGCTCAACGGCTGCAGCAGGGTTCAGGTAGTCAGCGCCCATGGCGAGACGTCCCAAAATCACGTCACCTTGGTAGACCACGGACACGTCGCCAGAGGTCACCTGGACCTGAGGTCCGATGGTCTCGACAACACCAGCGGCTTCTTTCTGAAAGATGAGGCCACAGGAAACACTGCCCAACTCAGCAGCAGTGCCGTAATCGTTGTTGATGCCCGAGGAAGCACCAGAAGCGTCTTCAGCAGTCACACCGATGAAGTCACCAGTGTTACCAGGATCGGTCACACCAGAGGTGCCACCGTACTTGGTGCCGTACTTACCCAGGAACGGAATGTTCATGGACTTGTAGATCTTGATGCCAGCAATCTCGACGATGCCTTGGCCGCTCTGACGAGCAGAACCTTGGCTGTCGCGGTTGATCAAACCGTTCTCACCCACTTGCTGGATGAGGGCGTAGTACTGACGAGGGTTGAGGACCCCGACCCTGCCGTCTTGGCTGATGCCTTTCTCGTCCATCGCAGCAGCGGCGTTGTAGAAAGCGTCAACCAGAGCGGTAGCGGAGTAAGCGTCGGACTCGTTAGCAGTACTGCCAACGCGGACCTGAGTACCACCGGGCTCAGCAAAGCTGCTCTTAGTGATCGGAGATGCAGCACGAGCACCACGGGTGATCGCACGGAAGATCAGACGGTCATACTTCTCAGCGAGGGCATAGCCGATCTTCTTGGAGATCTCGCCACGCAGCTCGTAATGCGCAAGTGTTTCATCTAATTCGTAGACGAAAGCGGAGCTGATCAGCAGGTCGTCGACCGTGATGGTCTTCTCTGCCACGGGCGGTGCACCGTCCGAGTTGCCAAGGATGGCGTTGCCCGGTGTGTGGTACTCAGCCGTGGTACGACCGGTGTAGATGAACTGAAGAGACTTACCGTTCTTCAGGGTGCGCTTCATAACGAGATCACGAGCGATCGCGTTGTTCTCGAATCCTTTGAACATCTCACCTGAAAAGAGCTTCAGGTAAAGAGCGCGGGCGTCTCCCGCGGAGTTAATTTGACCTTGCCGTGTAAGGCTTGTGGTCAAAGTAGAATCTTGATGTGCCATTAGTATGGATAATTAAATAGAGATATGTAGCCTTTTCGATCGATCAAAATTTTTGTGGTCTATTCCCACCGTCTAGACGGCGAAGGGTATCTTCCGTAGAAGGCCAACGCCAAGACTGGCGGGAGGACTTGCACCTCCCTGTAAGCTTACTTAACCAGTTGCTTGTAAACTACACCACGATAACGAAGAGCGTCGACTTTATAGTTGTCAGCTTTTTTCTTAGCGTTTTGGATGTAGCGGATAACGATGTTGGACATGAGTTCGTACTAGATAAACCTAAGCCCCGTTCCATGCTTAGGCAACATGCGTCCCAATGGGATGAACGTACGAATTA